AAATAGAATCTAATGTTCCGTTTTGAATATATCCTAAATTTGAACTTAATGCACTTAAATTTTTAACAGAAAGTGTATTTTCATCCCATTTTTGAGCAATCCAACTAACACCATCGAAATAATATTGGGCCGTATAAACTCCGTCACTATCTGTAACATACCAAACATCACCTTTATCATGTCCAGCAGCTTGGTCATTTCCTGGTGCCGTTGTCCCAACAGTAATTTTTCCATCTAAAGAAGTTTGAATCCCATCAGCTGAATCATTTGCCGCCCTTGCTTGTTTTTGTGCAGTTTGTGCAAGTTTTACAGCTTCAGTGAAATTTTTATCACTAAATCCACCAATTTTTGCCATGAATTCATCCCCTCCTTAATATGAATAACTTCTGTCATTACCAGCGCCATAACGACTAAAATAAATTTTTCTTGCTGATGGGTCAACAGTAACAATGTCCCATGCATCTTCAGTTTCATCCCCAATATTTCGATTAATGCTTGGACAACGCCCAGGTAATGAATCTAAAGTTTGAGTATATAAAACATTATTGTGCATATTATCTTTATCTTCATGAGTGTGCCCACTTAAAACAGCAATAATTCTTCCAGTCGTTCGACCTGAAAAATCAACATTTGCTTCAGCAGAAAAAACACCCTCATCTAACATTTGATGATAGGATTGCGACCATGACCAACCACGAGAACTATATTTTGCGCCATTTTGAAATGCTTCCAAAATTCCTGAAATTAAATTACCATTTCGTTGTTTAATAACAAATGAACTATTTGAAATGGCACCATCTCGAATTGGACTATGAGTGACAATAATAACTTGATGGTCACTTGGTTCAGCATTTAAAGTATTAATTAACCAGGTAATTTGTTGTTGCATAAATGCGGAACGTTGGTGAGCAACCCATGTTTCAACAGTTGACGGACTATAATCATATGGCAAATCAAATGAATTTAAGAAAATCATATCAATATTATTTGTTAATGCATAGGTTCCATACATATTCGTGCGGTCGTATGGATTCATTGTAATATATTGAGAAAATTTATTAATTCGATGCGTATATGATTTTTGTGGGTCAAAAACTTGTGCAACTAATCTTCCAGCATAATCCCGGGCATAACCTGAATTGTCATCATGATTACCTTGTGAAACTACAAATGGCTTACCACTTAATTGCATTGCTTCTATTGACATATCAACATCATTCATTGTGTCCTGAATTGGAACTTCACCATCATCTAAATCACCATTATGCACAACCATTTTGATTGTGTTATTATGTTTTGCATAATATGAAATTGCTTTAAGATGTCGCAATGAACAAACGGTATGTTGAGTATCTGAACCATAGCCCGAAACGTGGGTGTCAGTAATATATGCAAAACTAACAGTTCCAGAATTTTGAACACTTGCTAATTTTGAATCCAAACTTGAAAATCCAGCACTTTCAATTGTATTTGGTACTAATTCTTGTGATGGGTCTTCAATAATTGCCGTTGGTTCAGCACGTAAATCTGCAGGCACATCCACTAATTCAGTTGAAGCACTAGAATCAGTTGTGTTTGTTGCAATATAGAAATGGTTTGAATCTTGTGCCAAACTAACTTCTGTTCCAGTTGGCATCCCCGAATCGTATGTGAATGGATGTTCAAAAATTGGAGATTGATTAATAACATTAAATCCAACAACTTCATGATTATCACATAACATATAGATATTTGGGTATTTCAAAACAAAATCAGTAACATTTGCCTTAATACCCCATTTTGTATAATCTTTAATATAATAATATGGATTTGAATCATTTGAATTGTCTTGAACAATATAGATTTGTTTTCCGCTAATTAGTGCAAACATATTATTTTTAGCATCATAATCAAAATGATAGGGTTGAGTCAATGAAACAATTGTGTTCGTCATTGTTGAAATATCCCCGACATAACCAGCGATAAAATCAAAACGAATAATACCATTAGTTGAACTCATCATATAAATGTGTCCATTGTCAACAGAAAAATCATACGTGAGTAAATTATTAATGGTCATTGTTTCAATTGTTTTACCAAAATCTTTTGTTCGGTGTAATTTATTCCCTTCAAAGAAATAAATATATCCTAATGCTGAATCAAAACGAATTTTTTGAATATTATACGATGAAATCCATTGTGTATTTGGTTTCTCATCCAGTGCAATTTCGGGCACATCATAAATAGCATCCAAATCCACATTTAATTGCAAATCACCAAAAGTAGATTCATCAACACATTGCAAATATCCACCTTTTGCACCATTATCCCAACGGTTTCCCCAGTCAATATTTGGAGTTCCATCAGGATTATTAAGTGACCAGATAAACGCGTGTGGCAAACAATAATTTGTAACATCGACTGAATTAATGAAGACTTTTGCAATTGCTCGTTTTGATTCTTCATCTTCAGCAAAACTCGTTCCATCAGGAGTTGAAATTGACGATGTCAACAAATTAATATCATTTTTGGCTTCAGTAATTAAATTCGAAATATTTGTGTTCAATTCGTTTCGTAATTGCAAAATTGCATTTGGAGTAACAACCTTAACAGGTACAAATTCACCAAATGTAATCTTAAATGTTTGATTTGCTTTGCATTTTTCAACTTGAATGGCACGAGCCGTAATTGTAATAGTTGGCGTCATTGCATAATCAACAACTGAAACCGTATCACCTAATTTAATATTGTAATTTGATGGAACAGTAATTTCATAATTTGCTCTTGGGTGATTATAAACCTTTAAGATTTGGCGTCCCCAAGTCAGCAAAGCAGCATGATTTGCAATTGTTTGTGAAACAACAACACCTTCAAGATAATCGTCATTTCCACCATTATATAAGCCATTTGCTTCATTATCTAATAAAAATCCATTACCACCGTTAATGTCTGAAATATCTTTTCCACTACTATCACGAACCCATAATTTCGTAACTAAATTTGTATCAAGAGTTGTTCGTGAAATTCCTTCAATATTTTTTCCATAATAAAAATTTTGAACTGGAATTGAACTACCAAGCTTGTCAACAATTGTGCAGATTTTTTTCGTAATTCCAGTACCCGAAACTTCGATATGCGCATCAATTTCAACATCAAAAGTTTGGAGCATTGTTTGCAAATACGATTGTGCACTATTTTCGCCATCAAAATCAATTGCACCATACATTGTTGATTTTGCTTGCCAATCCATTTGCCAACCTGAAGCAGCAAGCAAAATTTGGAATGCTTGTCTTGCTTCAACATTTTTAATTGAGCGTGCAGTTGGGATATATTTCCCTAAACGCCAATTAAGCAAATTTAAGCATTCAAGTTTATTAACTTGATGACCAGATGGGTCAGTATGGTCATTTTCTTCACTGTAAATTTTGTATGCATACCATTCATTCATATTTTCATCATAATCTAATAGAATATTTCCAAGCACACAATGTTTTGAAATAGGTGAATCAATTGGCACACTAATTTCTAATGTACTTTCCCATTCTTTTGAATTTGCATTTAAATCTCTATCTGCTAAAAAATTATCAGGAAATGTAATTGTGCCATCTGATGATGAATTGTCATTTGTGGCAATTGCATTCGTAATTGTGTCGTCAAAGAATGGAGTTGAGCCAGCACAATCTAGTGCAGAAATTAACTGACCTTTTTGGTCACAAATAATGTATCTTGTGTCTAATCCTGTTATACCGCTCATGATATACCTCCATTCTATTTTTATTTATCTATAGTATAATTATGCTTAATTCAAAAAATTATCATATTTTATTGTGTAAAAAAAGAGGCTTTCGCCTCTTATTTATTTTACTTATTAAATTCAATTCCAAATAATTTTCCAATATGTTTAATTTCTTCAACATATCTTTGAATGATAATTAATTTTTGTTCCAAATCATTCAATTCATTTGGTGTGAAATTCATTTGATTGAATTGAATTCGAATAGTATAGTTATCTTGTAAATCATTATCAATTTTGATATTATCATATAAATTCTCATCATTGAATTCAAAACTAATGTATTTATCTTCTCCATTTTCATTTTTAAATGATTGAACAACTACAAATAATTTATCATTTAGAAACCGATAAATGTGTTCAAATGATTCAAAACCATTATCATTACTGTGTCGTATTGTAACTGTTTGCTTTGCAATTTCTTCATTCATAACTAAGTACTTCCTTTATAAAATATTTTTTGTATTGAGATTCTTTAATCTCTCTACTATTTAATAATAACATA